GGCGGCTTCGCTCGGTCTCCCACTTCGCCTCAGCAAGCCGCAAGATACGCTTTTTCGTTTCGGCTTGAACCGACGCCCGCTGATGTGAAAGATAACGCTCGGACCACTTCGGATCGCCTCTGACCAGCGCCTCGGAAAGGACGGCGCTTTTCTTCATCCCAATATGCGCCGCCTTGGTGGCAGCCTCCCACGCCTTGAACGTCGCCTCTTCCTGTGCCGCATTCTCGGCAGCCCTTTGCCATTCATGGATAGCCCGTTCCCATACGTCCAGACAATCCTCTAGCTCATCCCGCCTTCGCGGCATCGTTACTTCACTCATCTCTCACTTCCCCATCAGTTGTTTGATATCATCCAGACAATATGCCGTTATCTCCGTCGCCGGATAACGCAGAACCCGCCAACCGAGCATAACCGCGCTGTTATATTTTTCGCAATCCTTGATATAGCCCGATCCTCTCGTGTGCCTGCCCTGCGTCCAGACACCCCCCTCAACCTCAACGGCTATCTTATGCAGCGGCATCGCGAAATCAAACCGCCAGCGCCTCAAAGGATTGAACCTGTATTCTCGCTCATGCGCTATGCCCGCGCTCGTCAGCAACAAGGCCATCGCCCGCTCGCCGCTTATGCCTCTCGCCATCTTCTACCCTCCATCAGATCGTCTTCGTCTTGCGGCTCCTCAAACAGCCGCTTCTCATTGTTGAACGCGAACGTCGCCTCACCGATCTGACCATAGAGACCCTGCTCTCTGATCTTCCGAGTAATGACCTGAATAGTGCCGTTGTCAAAGTCCCTGTGAACCGTAACCACCGCGTCAGCTTGGTTATGCCAATGCGCGGCACCTGAGATGTCATAGGCTGTCGGCGGTGCGTATCCGCCACCATCCTGCTTCGGCATCTTCGTCGGGTGAGCTACAACCCAAGTCGTCACGTCGTGCATCTTACTGAACCGCTTGCACTTCGAGATGAAGTCCCGAATGTGCTCATCCTCACGATAGCTGCCCTTTCGGCTAGCATCAACCTCGTTGTACGGGTCAATGACAATCGCATTACATCCGAACTTCTGAATGGCAGCTTTCGCGATATCGTGTATTCGGTCAATGTGCGGCGTGTGCTCACGGGTCTCAATAAAGTAAAAATGCCTATGGACCCAGTTGATCGCGTGTTTCAGCTCGTCTTCCGACATGCGCCTATGTGATCCAATATCAAAAGGCTTACCAGTAAACATCGACGCCAGCCGCCGAATGTGCATCTTCGTGGAATGTTCGGGGCTAAAGAATGCAAACTTCCAACCGTGTCGAAGCGCCAGCCGGATTAGGCACTGGTCCAGAAACGTCGACTTGCCGTGGTTAGGGATACCAGTCCAGACGTGAAACGTGCCTTTCATGATTTTGTAAATCCGGTCCAAAGATGGGAACCCGATCTCAATCGGTCTGTCATAGTTCCCGTGGTATAAGTCCAGAACGTCATTCGCATAGCGACCGGCGGTGTATAGTCCGTCGACGGGATAAGGGATCGCATTTTCAATGATCACCCGCAGCTTGTCGGGACCATGCTTCATCAGCACGTCGTTTGCATCCTTGCAGTCCTCAGGTGGCTTCACATACCAGCATTTATCTTTCCCGTAGCGATGCAGCAGCTCCTTCTTCAGGTTGTCGCCAGCCCCGTCAGAATCGCAAAACAGAATGATCTTGGTTGCCTCNAGCGGATGCGTCTGAAGAACCTCGAACCGTTTGTCATTCTCCCTGAAATTGGCCTTTGCAGGTGCGCCATCTGGAAGCGTAGTCACCCAAGGAATNCCNGCCTCGTAAACCGCCAGCACGTCCATCTCGCCTTCGACCACCAACACCTCCTTAGCCTTCGATACGCGGTCGTAATTGTAGAGGCTCTTCTTGCCGCCCTTCGTCTGCCGGAACTGCTTGTCGACGGTTCGCATCTTGATGTTGTCGCATTCACCATCAATGCCGTTATACGGAAAATTGATCCACTTGTCGTCGTTCGTGAAAATGCTGAACGCCTCGTAAGTCGCCCTGCTGATCTTCCTGCCGTTGAAATACTGATCCAGAAATGTTGCAGGTGCCGCCGTATACTTCACCGGCTCCGGCTCCGGACTCTTCGTTTTATTCATAGCACTCCCCATGCTTGTTACTCCGCCGTGCCACCCGCAATGATGGCACATAAATAAGATCGCCTCAGGCTCCACAGTCACCGACAAAGGATTGTCTTGGATGTTGTGCTCTGGCTGGCATTGAGGACATTTCGTTTTCTGCTGCCCCGATCTCAACCTCGCTGATGGTATTTTGTATTTCTCTTCTAACTCAACCCGCAAGCTCATTCATGAATCCCCTTCTGTTTTTACGACCCCCACTGTTTATATTTTGTATATCTTTAGTATAGGCGGAAGCCTGCTTCCTACCTCGGCGGAAGCCCACTTCCACCCCCTCTGGAAGTTCACTTCCGCACATCAGGACATACCTGTTTGACGTGCCGGATCGCTTTCGAACCTCTATAAGGCCAGACGCCTCCAAATCGCGTAAGTGTGTTCTGACCTGTCGATCAGACACGCCGACGACTTCGGCAATGTGTTTCTCTGAGGGATAGCATGATTGTTGCTTGTCGGCGTAATTCGCTAACAGGAACAATATCAGCTTTGCGGTCGGCGTTCGGCATTTCTGCTTAACACACCATTTTAGGGCTTTTATACTCATTCGCCCGAAATGGGCATACTTTGATTAATCGCGCAAGTAGTAAAAATCGTTTGGCTCGACAATCCCGTGGGTAAGCCTGTGGATGAGCCTCATCTCATCAGGCCGTGGGATACGTGCGCCGCTGCACCATTTTGAAACCGCGTGACGTGAAAATGTAGCCCCGTTATCCCGCGAATACTGCACGAAAGATTCATGTGTGTACCCGTTTTCCTTAATCCATATACCAAGTCTCAACGTACCATCTCCTTTGCTCTCAAGGTTCTATCCTAATACCACTTGCGCCGCAACCCAAATTGTGCAATATTACCTGAAGAAGAGGAGCATGAAGCATGACAACATATTATGAACACAGCCCAAAAGGCGAATGGGCAAGGTATTTTTACGATCCATCAATTCGTCTATGGACCGTCTACCAAGTGACCGCACCGAACGATGAAGCCGACCAGATCGGAGATGTTGACTTCTGTGTCAGGGCAAACCTGAAATGCACCATTGAGAGCGTTCTGAGGTCAAACCGATGAACGATCCCTTTGAGCATCACGAAGTAGGACACTTGAGCGCAAGCTCAATCAATGAGTATATCCAGAACCCAGCACGTTGGCTGCTGCATGTCTCAGGATTTAGAGACCGCGCAGGCGTTCCGGCGATGTGGCGCGGGACGGCAGTAGACAAGGCGATCACTGCCGCGCTTCTGGAAGGATTGTCTGACGACGAAGCCCTAACGATGGCCAACAAATCGTTTGCGGACGAGCAAGAGGAAGCCTTGCGAGCAAATCAGCCAGTGAGCGTGAAAAAGTCCGAGGCGGAGAGTGAGGCGGTTGAGAGATACCTGCGGATTGCACTTCCGCACTATCGGTCTTTAGGCACCCCCATAGAGAGTCAGAAAAAGATCAAGATGGAATTCGACTTTATGTCCATTCCGATCATTGGATACCTTGACCTGAAATATGAGGGGATCGTTCGAGACATAAAAACTGTCAGCCGGTTGCCTTCCGTGGTGCCGACAACAGTAAGCCGTCAGTTGGCGATCTATGCCACTGCCGAACAGTCTCTACCCCTTATTGATTACGTCCACAGCACGAAGAAATCAGCGCAAGTCGTTGTTATGGGTGTGCCTGACGTCGAGGGTCATATGAGAACCGTTGAACGCGCCGCAATGGGAATGCAGCGCCTCCTTGGTCTGTCCAAGGATATAAAAGAGATTGCCAGTTTCGTAATGCCGAACTTTGACGACTGGCGGTGGAGTGAATCAGAGAAGATAGCAGCAAAGGAACTCTGGAACCTATGAGTGAATTGATTAAACATCTATTGGCCGCGCAGACTTGCATGAACCACGCGGCAGCGACAGCCAAGAACCCGCACTTCAAGTCGAAGTATGTGCCGTTCGAAGAACTGATGGATTACGTTAAGCCGATCCTTAACGATCACGGAATATACATCCAGCAGGTCTCGCACGAAACGGAAATAGGCGCTTGCGTTGAAACTGTCTTTCACGGACACGGCGAAAGCATAAGCACGGGTCCGGTTACGATACGAGCCGACAAGTCAACGGCTCAAGGTTATGGTTCAGCGCTAACCTATGCGCGGCGGTACAGCCTGAGCATGGCAACCGGAGTCGGCGCAGACAAGGATGATGACGCAAACGCGGCGACAGCGCCGAGCCAGAAACGGACAGTCAAGCCTGCAACTGTGCCAGCGAACGCAGAAGGTCAGTTCTGCCTCAGAAAGGGCGATGCAGTAATCGTTAGGCATGAACACCCCGACGAGTTCCTGTCAGCCTGCCGAGCGCACCTTCGCGAGCCGTCTGACGATGGGTGTCTGTCGATATACCAAAGTAGTAAGTCCGACATTCAGAGGGCCGCGTCCGAGGCTTGCCCCGAAACCAAAGGATCACTGGATAAACTGATTAGCATCTATGAAGGGAGTGCATGATGAGTAGGATAGGAAGACTTGATGATTACGTTTTCAACCTGATGACGAACATGGAAAAGTGGACCTTCTGGTCACTTCAATCCGCGATAAAAGAGAAGCATGGTCGCTTCTTTGGGGAGGCCACGATCTCTCAGGCAATCCGCAACATCCGCAAGGACTACATGCGAGAAAGACACAATCTGCCGTATCACATTGAGGTGGTACTCCGAGAAAAGCTGGATAGCGGCAACGGTTGCAGCTATCAATTAGCCCCTGAAATTATGAAACATTGGGAGAATACGAATGGCATATGAATCGAAGCCTCTGGAAGGCAATCTATTTTCTGAAAACGACGCACAAGTCGTCTGCAAGGGCAAGATCAACATAGGCGGAAAGGATGAGTACGTTGCCCTTGTCAGGAGCCGCAACAAGAGCGGGGATGACGTTTACGAACTGATGACTTCGCTTGGTCGGATATACAAAAACGAAAACAAGCCAAACCCTAAAGGCCCCGACATGGGCGGAAAGATTACTGTGAGCGGGGTGCAATATAGGTTTGCATCTTGGCAGAACACGTCGCAGAATGGCTCAGATTATCATAGCGCAAAGCTGACTATCAATGAGCAGGAAAGCCCGTTTTAAATCTAAGCCGATGCTTGCATGGGTCCACTCGTTCGATTGCTGTATAGGCGTCGGATGCGGTGGACCTATTCAGGCTCACCATCTGTTGCGACCGTGGATCGGCACACGCGGTATGGCTATGAAGGCCGATGACAGAAATCTTGTGCCACTGTGTATGCACCACCATCACGAATTGCACTTCATCTTCGGGTCTGAAGAGAAGTTCTTTGAACACCACAAAGGCTCGCCATCATACGGCAGAGAACTAGCCGAGATGCTCTGGATTGAAGCGATCCACACAGGAGTCATCCGAGATCATGAGATCCCCTAACAATAATTAATTTTCACATTTCGTGCTTTTTTGTGTTGACGTAACATCCTCAATGGTTGTATAAGTAATCCCATGGAGATCAAAGAGGAGGTTACCATGCTCGTTAAATTTTCCACATTGGCAGGCGGCGTTTTCGTCGAAGACAACGGAACCGATGATCGCAAGGGTTCCGACCGTTGCTTTCGGTTCGATGATCAGGGCCGTGCAGAATACGCATTCTATGACGATTTGGTTAGCAGCAATCCCGCGCCCCGTTGGTATGGTTTCCAACTTGAAGAACGCGATTTCACGTTTGCCTGAGGTCAGCTTTTTAGAAAATCAGGGGGCGACCAATGCGAGAGCCGCCCCCCAAAGAGGAGAGCGCGGGGAGGTGTTGCGCTCATCCTAGGGAGAGTGTTGCCAGAAGAGGAGCAACATCCCGACAATACCACTTTAATAGCAGAACACAATAGACGTCTTGGACGTCATGGACGTCATGGACAACCAAAAGAAGGAAGAAATCAGATGACATTTGAGCAATGGGAAGATGAGCAAAATGAAAACGAGAGACTGTGGCAGGATTGGGATGAAAAGCACATGCCTAATATCGCAGCCATCGCGCTGACTTTTGCTGTTATGGCAGTCAATCCGCATATCACCGCAAGCATTGATGCCCTCGAAATCGCGATGGAGACATTGCTTGAAGAGATGAGCTGGAATTGCCCAAACGATACCTTGGACGCTCATTCGACTCACCATCAAGCCCTTGAAAGGTCGAAAGACTACTTCCTCTTCCACATCAGGGAATTGAAGAAGCGCGGCGTCGATGCACCCGAAACCGGATGGTGGGGAAAAGAGCTCCGATAGAAAAAAAGTGCATAAAGTGCATTTTAGGGGTTGCAGTTACAAACAAGGTATGTTTATATAATCAGACAGAACGGGGGCAAGCCCCACAGCAAAAAGGAAGAGTAAAATGCAAGCCGGAACAAGCGTAGCAAACGTAATATATGACCAGATCAAAGCAGGTATGGGAATCGACGGGACAGCGGGCCAAGTCTGCATGATGGCGTGGGGGGCAACAGACTTCTCTGCGTACAATGTCGAGAGCGAGAAGGACCAAGGTCACCTGACCTTTAAGGTGAGCGGCGCGAAATTCAAAGGCACCGTGAAGGTTCGCCTAATGTGGAATGACACCTACACCGTCGAACTGTGGAGAGTTCGGGCAGGTAACGTCAAAATGCTCAATAGCCGCGACGACGTTCACTGGGACTTCCTGACAGGCACAATAGACCACCTCGTAGAGACCGACTAGGAGACAGCATGAGAGACACAGAACCAAGTCGCGATAGGGCCGGTGTATTCCGGCCCAGCAAGCGCCCTACGCTAGAGCAGGCTCAAGCCTGCGTCGGTGGATATGTTCAGCTCTTATACCTGACCGAGAGCAAGCAGATGCTAATCAATGAAGAGGGATCAGAGAATGCGGCGCTCTTGCCTAATCCGGTCGCGACAGAACTTGCCCGATCAAGTGGATACCTTGTGTCACGAGCGGGGATACGGGGAAATGTAATGGTGCTGGAAGGTGCCGCCCAATGGATAGACTAATGGAGAGAGAAACAATGCGCCACCTTGAGGAGAAGACAGAGGCTTTCATAGTGGAGACCATGAAGCCGACCTACGCTGAGGCCCTGCGGGTTTATTCGTGGGATTACGACAAAGCAGATAGAGCCATGAAAGAGATGTATGGCGAGCGACGCTGGCAGCGCAACCGAGAGGAAATCTGGCAATGGCTGGACATATCGACAGGAGAACTGAACAATGATTGTAGGGCATAGGAGTATTCGTCGAGATGTCGTCGAGTATCTCAGAAGACTGAGTAACCAACACGGATTGAACCTTGAGACGATGCCAATATTCGAAGTCTACTCGGTGATATCAAATGATGAAGCAAGCAAGCTCAATGAGCTGCTATATGGAAACACAGAACAGGATGAGATCAATGACGGGTGAAGAATTACGCAAACTGAGAACAGATGCCGGACTAACGCAAGCAGAACTAGCACGGCACCTAGGATACACAGTGAAGGGAGAGCCGAACAAGAGTCAGATATCTCGTTTTGAATGCGGCTATGTGAAGATCAACCAGCGGATCGCGGCGGCGATACAGCACGTTCTGACCAATGCGTAAGTTTTTTTCAAAAAAGCGCATTTTAGGGGTTGCAAGTGTAATCTAGGTATGTTTATATAATCCTATTGAAACGGGGGCCGCCCCACAGAAACAAAGGATTACCAAATGACCATTTCAACACCCCTAGAGCAAGTACTACGCGCACGTTTTGAGTTCACTATGCTGGCAGCCGCGAACGACCCAGAGAACCGGACAAAAGATGGCAAGATCAATTGGGACTACGTTCAAGCTGATATGCACCTTGATTGGTCGAAAACGCTGACCGAGGACCAGCTATACAATTGGTTCGACGAAACAGCAGACAAGATTGAGAAAGCCTAACACAGGCAACCCTCCCTAAACTGGCCCGCCTCCGACAGGACGGCGGGTCTCTTTTTGGCATCAACTGCCAACAAATATAAGATAGCTCTCTTCCTCAATCCTCTGCGTAAAGCTCCAGAGCCTCATCAATACCGAACGGCGTAATCCTTTTGAGCCATACGCTGATCGCTGATGACGTCACACCCTCCATTCGCGCAAGCTCACTGATGGAAACTCCGTCTCTTATTCGCTCCAGACGCTGCCTTATCCGCTCAGGGGTTAGACTGTTGCGCTTGTTGTTGTGTGCGATCTGCTCCGCAAGATGCGGCCAGCGTTTCTCTACGGCCTTGAACGCCGCGACATTCGAAACACCCCAAGCCGCGCCGATCTCCCGATACCCCCTGCCAGCCGCAACAATTTGTAACGCCTTCTTCTTACGAAGATACCACTCCGCCTCTGATTTTCGATTCATGAACTACTTTTCTCTGGAACGTCGAAGCTCCGATATATACTTGATATTGAGACCAGCCAGAGTGCAAAGCCTATTCTTCTCATCCAACCCCTTGGGCGTCAGTGCAACAGAACCGCTGTAGAGGCGCGAAATAAGCCCCTCAGCGGCCGCTAGAGAAAAATAAGGCTCTGGCACCTCTTCACCAGCCATTGCCGCTAGTAGCGTCGCTAGGCGGCTTGACTGGCGTTTACTCAAGGCCATTAACCCTGATACTCTCCGGTGCGGATCATATCGGTCACTTCTATAGCTCTTTTGCCGACCTGCTTACTCCACCGTGAATCAAGGAACTCGTCGGCTGCTTCGGAAAATCTGGATGCTTCCATGTGAGCCAAGGACTTCTTGAACTTGCTCAGTCGGCTTATCCCCAGATTGAAGCAAAGGTTAACCATTGCATCCTGCCGGACAATGTTCAAATCCTTGAACCATGGAAAGCGGTCATTCAACTCCTCAGTGCATCGCTTGATGTCATTCAGGAGAAGGTAATCAATCTCCTCGTCGGATAGACCCATGCCCACACCCTCTCGGATGCAGCGACCAACGCCGATTGTCTCATAGCCCAAATGATCCTTGTAGACGTACTGACGAACGCCCTCATGACGCCTAAGCGTTTCAATAAGCTGCTTCATGCTTAATCCTGTTTCTGGCTGCTGCCGAAGTAAAAGCTAACGATAGAACTGACCATGCCACCGAGATAACCCAGAACAAGATTTATCACAGCGTCTGAGCTCTGGTCGGGTGGCTGGATCGTTACGAGGAAAGTATATCCCACAAACGCCGCAATTGCGCCCAGAGCAATCGCCCTAGCTGTCCAATCTTTATTGAAATGCTTTCTAGCGTTTTGCAGATCCAGTGTTTCAAGTTCGTAAACATCAACATCTAGCTCCTTCATCTTTGCTTCGAATTCCAGTTCAGCCCGCTTGATTTCGGCAAGCTGCTCAGGCGTTGCCTTGGTCAATGCCCGCTCAATCGCTTTAGGTTCTGGCGCAACACCCAGCGCCTCAGCGACCGATTGCGCTGCTGCTCCGGCTAATGGGCCACCTAGTGCGGATGCTACTGTCGGGGCCAGACCACCGATAAGACCTTTGATCTTTGAAAATTTCATAACGCCTCCTTTTGGAATGTTAGATTAACCGTATCACAAAAACTGCGCCCGTGAAAACCATCGCCCTTTTTAGCTGGGTCAGGTCTTTACTCCCCTGCCAATCTTCTATGATTTGAATGACGGATAGACCTCCGGAAGTCGGCTCCGGCCCTGCTTCCGCGCCCTCCTTGTCCTTACCCAAAGCTGCCGCAGCAAGTGTCATGGCCGCGATACCTGCTGCTATATACTGAATTTTCATATCACTTCCTCGGTCTAAATCTTCTGAATAAGTAGCCTAGATTCATTGGCATTAAGGATTGATGTCCCAGAAACACCATCTCTGAACGCTCTCACATCCAAGATGTCGTTAGCCGAACAGCTAATGAAATCCTCAATGTATGCGGTCGCGTCGTTGACGTCACCCTGCCCGCGAACGTAACTTCCTCGGCCCCTGCCCGATTCACCTGTCCCGTTCTTAAATATCTGAAGCTGCAAGCTCAGCCTTTGTTCCGTGCTGTTTCTAGTGAATGTCACTTGTCCATAGATACGATACACACCAGCGACAGGCACAGTAATCCGCCCATCAGTTTCACTGAAAGATCCCTGATTCAATAGCTCAGAGTTAAAGTCGACAACCGTTGGCGTATAACCGGCGTTATGGTTTGTTGTCGTATCAGTTGATGTCGCTGAGTAGTAGTAAGACGCTGCTGTCGTCTGTGTTGTGCCATCAGGAAACTTGATCCCGCCCGTGGTGGATTCAATAACCCCCGCGACGGTCAGAGGTGAGGCGGGCGAAGTTGTGCCAATCCCAAGATTGCCCGCTGAGTTGAGCCGCATTGCCTCCGTTGAGTCGACTTGCCAAGCCACAGCGTTTCCGGTCTGCCATGTAAACGGCTCCGAGCTGCTATCAGTGTCAGGGGTTTTCAGTCTTAGGCTTCTATCATTGTTTGTGCCTAAGTCTGCTTGAAATTGAACAATGTAAGTCCCTGTGGCGGTCTCTGTAACGTGAAGTTTTGATGTAGGATCAGCCTCATTAATGCCTAGCTCGCCGTCTTCATTCAGCCTCAAAGCCTCGTTACTGACGTTATTGTAAATAGTCAGAGGCGAGCCAGTTGCACCCTTTGAAACCTCCAGTTTCAATTCGCCCTTGTCACTAGCGAAGTTCCTGCTTTTTGTCAGAACAGCCGATCTTGCAGAATCGCCCGTATGACCGAGCCTGATAGACTTACTCGCCCCAGTGTCCGTGTTGTCATCGGTTGCAACCGAAAGCGCATCAGTCGGGTCATCATTACCTAAGGCAAGATTGCCGTTTGCGGCAATTCTGAAAGCGTGATTAGGCGCTCCGTTTTCAAGGAAAAACACCGTAGCGGGGGAACCCGCAGCCCTATAAACGGTGAAGCTGTCATTATTTGAGTTTACCCCGAAAGAATATTTCTGGGTGCCACTTACCTCAAACCGAAGGCGCGTGTTGCCTCCGGCGGTGTTATTCATGATAAATGCGGTGTTACTCGTCGTCTGAAGATTAAAGAAGCCATTTGCTCGAACACTGCCGTTGACGTGTAATGATACAAACGGCGACGCTGTGCCAATCCCCACCTTTCCATCAGGCGTGATCCTCATTGCTTCGGTGTTGCCATTACCGAACATAATTGTATCTGCGTTGTTGTCGCTGAAGTGACCGAACTGGATGAAACCCATGTCGTCCGTGTCTACCGTTCTTTGCAGCCTCCATGCCGCATCCGTCCAATCAGCCGTCCCGTCGTCCGTGCGCCTGTGAGTAACTCTGAACTTGTCGACATTGGTTGATGCAAGGCCCTGCAATCCAATATAACTGACCTCATCTCCCGTTGTCGTTCCAAGCGTTCCGCCGTCAATCGTCAAATCCCCCAATGACGGCGACGTCGTACCGATACCCACTTTTTTATCTGTGTTGTGAATCGTAAACCAACGGGTGCCACTCTTCGCTCCAGCGAATTGCGTTATCTGATTTCCTGATCTCTCGAACTCGAAATAATTACCACCTCCGGCGTCTGCGTCATTGAGGGCCTGAAACCTTAGCAGGTTCGCAATTGAAGTAGCTATATTCCACTGCTTCGCATCAGTTGCCGCGTTCGTGTCTTCAAGTCGAATAATGGGTGCTGCGGAAGAGATGTGAAGACTAACTTCCGGCGAGGTCGTGCCGATCCCTACATTGCCGACAGTATGGAATTCACCCTCAGACTTCACAGCGCCATCGCGTATCAAAAGCCCGTTTTCAGACGTTCGCCCCTGAAGTTTGAAGCTCTCCGTACCATCCGACGATACGTCCGTGTACATGATGAATTCCCAGTCGACATTCGTCCGGTTGGCCATCTTCCATGATACACGTTTACTGCCGGTTGAAGCGGTATTGTAAAAGCGCATAGTCTGCTCACCATCCCCTTGGATGATGAAATTAGGAGCTGCGCCGCCAGCATTCGCAACCGTGAACACCCCTCCGACGTTCATATCGGACCCGTCCCACGTCAGATTCGCGTCACCCTCAATGGTTGTCGAGTTTGTCCAGACAGCCAGTTGATTGTTAGCGGGCGTTCCGGTGTTTGAGACGTTACCGCCGCCGCCGCCGCCGCCAGCCGTCGTCTGCGTGGTGCCGTCAGGAAACTTGAAACCGCCTGTCGTTGACTCAATCAAGCCGCCAGCGGTGACAGTCGTCGGTGTTATATTGCCCAGCCCAAGTGTAAAGTTGGCGGGACCAGCAAGGACCGAGGCTGTTCCCGTGATCCCGTTGTTAGCCGTGATTGAAACTGAAGTAATATCAGCTTCACCAACAAACTGGCTCGCCGCGTCGCCAATGATGAAGCCGCCACCTACGGTCAAGTCCTTAACCGTAAGCGTTCTGGGAGACGTTGAGGTTACTTGGTTGGTGGTGTCGTAGCTTGTGTCTGTCGTGCTGATTGCCGCCTTGACGTAATAGGTATCCGCCGCGACCGCCTGACCATTAGCCGCCAATCGTGACCCTTCCAGCGTTATAAAACCACTACTATCAACCGCCCCCTGACCTTTTTTGACCGAAGCTGACGCAATGTATCCGAAACCATCCGGCGTGCCAGAAACCTCGCCAAAGATACTACTCGCATCACATTCATATTCAGTGCTGCTCGGTGATCCATCTGTTGACTTCGTAAAGGTTCCTGAGGCCGCAAATAGTCCATCTCCTGCTGCAACATCAAAATCAGGATCAGTAGAAATCCTAATAATTATTGAGAAATTATCAGGCAGCTCAGAAATAGCGTTAGTCTCAGCAACACTTTGAGAAGCGTTTGAGGCGGAACCGCTGAAGTTGACGTTAAACACACATCCGAACGTAACGTCTGACCCGCCGGTCTCCTCGAAAGTCACCTTGAGCTTGCCGTCATCACCGACAACAGCATCATCATATTCAGTTACCTTGCCGCCAATCTGACTTGCAATCTGAGAAATCGCTAGGTTAGTCAGACCTGTTTGAGCGTTAAAGTAAGCGTTTCCGTTCGTGTCCGTCAGGACCAGATTACGTGCAAACACTTCCCCGTCAGATTGAACAATAAATGGCGTTGTGGCGGTCACATTTTCGGACCCAGCCCAGAACCTCGCCGTACCAGCCGAGGACATAACAGCCCTCGCCGAACCTGACCCGACGATGATCTGGTTGGATTGAATGTTGCCGTCAATGATTAGTGTCGGATCAGAGACCGTTCCGTCAAACTGTAACTTATCCTGAATGCTGAACTTGCCGTTGCTCCCCAGAAAGAAATCTGTGTTTGCGTTGGCAAATGTTCCAGTTCCCTGATGGATTGAGTCCCCGTCTATGGTTATGGACCCGCCACCTACAGAGCCAGCCGTTATAGTCCCCAAGTCTGCACTGATCGCAGAAAGTTGACTTACGTCTATGCGAGCCGCCCCAATGGTTCCCGCTGTTATGTTATCAGCGTCAATATTCGTTACAGTAATCGTTGAGGCGTCAATCGTGCCTGCCGTGATGACACTTGCGTTAAGGTTCTCAACGTCCGTAGTTGTAGCCCTTTTAAATTGCCCCGTAACTTGGCTAGTGTACGAGCTGGCACTGCCGTACACGTTAACCGACCTGATCTTGAAGTAATAGTTGGTATCGTATGAAAGCCCTTGCGCGATTCCAAGGTTAACCACTTTGGCTTTCGCAGGCTCGCCGTAATAGGTATTCAGAAGCGTTCCACTGCTCGGAGTGAAACCGCTACTTGTCGAGTAATGAACCTCAACAGCCCTGAAGTTTTCATTTGTCGGATTGGTCCAAGCCAGAGATACAAAGTAAGGCTTGTCCGTTGTCGCGCTGACGCTCGAAGGTGCCGAGATAGTGTCAGGCTCGGCTATGGTGATAGACGAGAAGTCCACGAATGAGCCGAATACGTTATCCCATGAGTAGTGCCGCGCTCTGACGTCATAGGTCTTGCCGACCTGCACATTTGGAATGGCGATCTCGGTCGAACCACGCCCTGCACTGGTAACAGTGTCATATGTCGAAGCGCCGCTTTCCCTGTATTGAATTTCCGTTCCCTGAAGCGCCGTCTCTACAGCATTGGTCCAAGGCACTATGATATCAATCTTGGCTGTCGGACCCTCGGTCCTCGTTCTTTGCGTCAGAGAGCCAGCCGTCGGTGATCCGACCGACAGGTCGCCACCCTCAGGGGCAGATGCAGGCGTTTGCGGGGTCTCGTACTCGTTCGAAGCGTAACTGTAGACCGAGGCCGAAACCTCTTGAAGAGTTAATCGTGTCGCCGCGAATATTGCGCCGTCGTTCTCCCCGAACTCCATGGTCACGCTCAGAACCTCGAAGACCTTATCCTCGAAACCAAATCGCTCATTATTGACTTGCACCCAGTCCGCAGGTTGCAGCTTCATGAAGTCCAGCGTGGTTAGGACAGACAGCGTAGCCGCCTCTCTTTGCCGCAATAACTGGATCTTCTGTATGCGCTGCGCCATAGTATGCGTCACGGTGAACGGTAACTGCGTCTCCATGATCTTCTTATAGTTGGCGGTCGCCTCTCCGCTCGGCGTGTCTTCGTTCAAGAACGTCGTATCCAGAAGAACCGGCGCTTCTGTGCCGATATAGTTCTCTGTGCTGTCAACAAATATAGCCTTAACACCGTTATAGAGATCGCCGTTTCCGGTCTTGGTGCTGAGTTGCTGCGCTTGCAAAACATCCGAGTCATTGATTGTTAGGGTCGGCGTTTGTGAGGCACCGACGAACAGATTGAACTTGCCGCTCGTATAGGTCAGCTTGCCCGCACATGATGACAGAAAGCCCTCCAGAATGCCGTCACCGCGACCTGAAGCATTGATAAACCCGTTGAGAGTATAGCGGTCTTCCGTGCTGCTTCCGTCTGCTAGAGTCACCTGCTGTTCGCAAGTGTTTGCGGCTGCTGCGAAACCTCCCGCCCCTGTCGTGTCATTTACCTCGTCATCAACAGCCCTCAGCCCGTAAACTGTATCCTTCAGGTAATCCCGAATGATAAGCGCGGGGTTGTCTGACCATGCCGTTGAAGAGGTGCGCGGATCGTAAACCTTCTTCCCCTTCACGAGGAAATGGATCGCCGGAATGTTCGGCATTTTCTCAGGATCGTAGATGATCTCCATGTAGACATACGCGATGCCCTGAAACTTGGCCGTCGACGGGTAGCGCGAACTTAGGTTCTGAGCCGCCAAAGGATCAACAACAGTCTGAGACCCGTCATTGAAAGAGAACTGAACAAGCGTTCCGTTCGCGTCTATCTCATGCTCGTTGTCAGTGTTCTTGAATTCGGCGTTTGTCACCTTGAAATAGGTCTTACCGCCCACGGTAGCCGTGGACGTCGTCAAAAGGGTCTCATTGAAGTAGACCCCCTCTAGGGATTCAACCTCATGACCCGCCAGAGCGATAGCCAGATGCAGCTTGTTGTTCTTGGTGCCGCTCGTCGACATTTTGAGTATGGTCCCGCCGACTCTAGCCTTTCCATAGATTATGTTGCGCGGAACCTGCGCCCCCTTGCCAGCTAGTTTCGTGCCGAAATTTTGACTTGTCGCTTCAATACCCCGAGACGTCATCATAGCGACGCCGCCTGTTATCAAGGAACCCGCAAAGGCAGCAACCGCATATTGAGCGGCGACACTTAGACCGCCGAGCGTGCTTGTCGACGCGAATAGAGCCGTCGCGTTTAATCCGACCATTGGACCCAGCGTGATAACAACGAAAGCTGTTGCAGCGGCGATCAATGCGCCTTTGATAACCTTACTCATGGAATCCTAAAAACCCTCTGTGACAGCCCTTTAGGCTTGTAAGTGTACCCACCGTCTGATGGACACAAAATAGCGAAACCGTCGCATATGCCAGCGGCTTGCTTGCCGAACTCCTTGACCACAACAACATCGCCTTTGCGAGCGTCGCCTTTGTCCGCCTTCTCTAGTCCCGCTGCGATTGCAGCCCTTTGAACCGACATTCCAAGCGTTTTGCCATAACTAGAAATCGCCTTCAGTGCGCTTTCCTCATCATGCCAAACGAGGGTGTCAGGTATCAAATCCTGACCAGTTATAGCCCGAACTGCGTGATTAGTAAATTTGCAACAGTCCCAGCTCCCCCATGAGAAAGTCCGCGTCCTGTTCCTCATAAGGAATAGGTGAAAGCGATCTTCCCAGTCAGGCAGCTTCTTCATCGCTCTATAAGGGGTGCATCCAAGTTCGGCAGGCTTCCTCTACCCCCACCACCACCGCCGCCGCTATTCGAAGCCCGCCCCCACATCAACTGCATATCTTGGATCTTTGAGACCTCATCCAGAGATGTGTCGTTCGGGTATAGGTGGTTCTGGCTCTCCTTGGTGTAGCGAATGTTCGAAGGTCGGCGTAAGTCAACCAGTCTGTTCTCAGTCTGAACGCTAATAGTGGCCCCCTCTTGCGGGCTATCCGCAATGTCGATCTGGATCATGCGACCGCTATAGATGTCCATTACGCCCACAGCGTGATCTGTTCCTGCGCTCAGAAATGCCATTTTCAGAGTGGCCGGTCTGTTCTGATAATTCTCTGTCAAGGCGTAACCTAAAACCTCGGCATTCATCCCGCTCAAAGAGAACGTCACGCCCGAACTCTTGAGGTCCATCGCATCCTCAATGTCCGAAATGGACAGAAGCGTTCCTGCGCCCTCGTAATCCTCACCGCCTATACTCAGAGTGCCTCCGCCACTGTGTAGCCGGATGGTCTCAGTGTCGAACTCTAGCTTGAGAGCAAACACAAGCTGCTGGTTCTCGTCTGTTAGGCGCTCCGCTGCCTGAGCATCAATCCCCGTTCTTGTAGCCATTAGATGACCTCCATGAACTCAAAAGTGAACCCGAAATTAGATACAGCGTTTGTGTCCCACTGAACCTCGTTAGTCGTAAGCCTGAATCTTGACTTGTTATACAAAGAGGAAAACCCGACCGCGTTGGTTCCAAGATTGGCGCGAAGTTTTGGCTGTATAGGTACAGAGTAATGATCCGGTCCAGACTCAACCGAGAAAACAGCATCAGCCGTCGCCATCACAAGCTGAACAGGCGATCCGTTTGCTGGCGCTCCCGCGTCGTATATGCCCAGATAGTCGCCCTTCTTGATCGTTCCAGTCCCAGAGTCACCTGAAGCCCTCAAACTCAAGGCTGTGCCTCCTTTGACGTTCTGACGAACCTTGCAAGACGCTGTGCTTGATTCAGTTGTTAGGCTGTGATCGACAACAACAACGGTATCACTTGTCTTAGTGGTGATTTTGAATGTGCCGTTGTTCTCCTCCTTGAGTGCGCCGCTCACCGTGAAGAAGTCCCCGACCACTAAGCCATCAAATATAGCCGTTCCTGCCGTTATAGTGCTACCTGAAAAACTGAGCGTGACGCTCGTTACTTGAGAGCCTGAGTCAATCCTCGTCTCGCCTCTAAGATAACCGCCGTTGAATGTGCCTTGAGGTGTCTTCGCGTCAGGATCACCGAAGATGAAATTATTTTTCATTCCTTCCAGATCAAGAAAGAAAGATTGCCACTCTACAGCGTCAGATCGCTTCATAGGCGGCAGTGTTGCTCTGCCGGTCCAGTATACCGCGTCATACTCCTGCGTCCTCTGCGCCCCGCTAAATGGCGAGCCAGACATGGCAACAGCCCTATAAAGCGTGAACGTGCTATTCGTGAAACCGACGTTGGTCGGAATTGAGATCGTCTTAGGCACCCAATAATCCCTTTCTGTAATTTCCGCCGCGTCGTGTAGCTTCAAGGACTGAGGATTTCGTTATCTCGCTGATCTGAGGCAGCATCCGCTGAACCTCAGCCCGAACCGTAGGCACCACACCAGTAGAGAAATTAAGGGACTGGTTGACGACTATAGGCGCACCACCTCCCATCATGCTCCTCGTGTCGTTGCCGTTCTTGAGTGTTCCTGCGACCTGCGGAATGAACAGCTCCGGCCCACGCTCACCAACCAAGTAGGACTTTCCCCGCATCATAGCGCCGCCACTGGCCCTATTCGCATTGTATTGCATACCTTTTTCGCCAAATGACAAAGTTGGAAAGATATTCCCTCCGAACACTTTATTGAGGATCTGATTGACCACTGCCAATTGAAGGAATGTGGATATAATCTGCGACACAATATTCTTCGAGAAGTCCTTAAAGGATGACAGCGCGTTTTCGCCCTCCAGAAGCGAATTTACGAAATCGTTAGTAAACGTCAGCGACATGGACTGGACCGCAGGTGCAAGAATGTCACCGATTGTCTCAGCGGCCTCTTCCGCTGGATCGGTCATGTCCTGCAAGCCTTCCTTCATGCTGTTGAACATTTCGGATATCTCTTCCTTCGAGAGGTCACCGAACACATGCTGTATCAAGGATTGGTCTTGAGAAGCCAGAACC